AATAAGCCCTTACAGTATGGGGCTAAGGTAATGTCGAAGGAACTTAGCGGTTCGTCTTAGCGGATGCAGGCAGGTATGAGTCCAGTTAGACAGGTAGTACTGGCAGTGGCTCATTGGAGGATCCTAATCCTTCCCACACATATTATTAAGCCGAGATCCCATAGATAAGAACACAGAGGACCGGCACCTTTTGGAGAGAAAAATGTGGACTTTAGTTTACCTTGTCTTCATAGGGGGTAAACTAGAGTCTACTGTAGTAGCAGATTTTGAAACCATGTACGAGTGCTTTGAGATACGTGAAGATATGAGTTTTACAGTAGGCGGCAAAGAAGGTTATTATCCTCCAGGAAGTCAAGCAGTTTGTGTCTATCGTGAAGAAACGCCAACATAAATAAATATATGATACGAGCACAGAAAGAAATCATCTGGCACTTGACTTGCAGTAAATGCAATCATTATTGGTCATTCCCTACAATGGAAGAAAAGTATTGCATAGACAGAGCATCATTATATTGCCCTGGCTGTGGAACAAAATGTCGTGTAGAGAAAGATCAAGAAGTCGACAAATGAGAAAAAAAGAAAATTTGTATCCAATGAATAATACTGTTGATGAAACAGTACAGGATTATACTACTGATCCTAGAAAACAAAAAGTTAAAAAACAAAAGATAAAACGTAGCACAACCAAACAACTGCGTAATGAAGCAAAACAATTAAGAAAGGGTTACAATGAAGATTCTAAAGACATTTAAAAACGAAGAAAAATCTGCAGTGATTAGTATCAGTAAAGAAATTCTAAGTTGTACCTTTTATGAAAATGGAAAGCATGTAGGCGAAATTGAGTATCCTAACAACAGTTACACTTATGTTGAAGATGCTGCAGAAAATTGGATTATCGGTGTAATGACACACGAAACAATCCGAGAATATAAAAAAGTTGCATAAAAAAATTACAACCCTTTGAAAACACAGGATTCTTTTCTTGCGTTTCCTGTTGACATTTGGTTGCACAATCACTATATTATATATGTAGACGTTAGCAATAGGAGATCAATATGTGGGCAGTTGAAGCACGTAACTACGGTGAGAATCCAGACTACTTTTACATGTCAGGTTTAACCGAAAAACAAGCTCGTAAGCGTCACGCTGAAATGTCAAACAGCGGTAAATGGGCTATGTGTCGTAGTTGGGATAAGGTTGCCGAATGGGAACAAGAAAAGGCTAACGAACGTATCCGTAATTTTAAAGGTCCACTAAGCGTATAAGGAGTCCAGTGATGGCTAAACAGCGTACATTGTATAACACAGAACAAGTTCTTCAATTGGCTATTGTTGTAGACTCTGCACAAGGCTTTATTAAAAGTGGTTACGGTTATTACGATCACGAGTCGTCTAAACATGTGTACGACAACAAAACTACTATTGCTAGTTATTTGAACGGTGTCGAAGATTTTGAGATGCCGGAGATACCTGAGGATGTAAAGGCTCAAGCCAAAGAAATTACTAACACTTTCCGTGATAGTTTGGTTGCCAAAAAACTAATGGGTACAATGAATTCATTTGAAGAAAGTGTACTAAAAACTCTTAGCGATACACAATGCGATAACTTTGGTGTTAGTATTCTTGCTAGCTTACCAAATAGTTTCCGTGTGCAAGAAAAACGTCAAAGTCTAGATGACTGGTTTAGCGACATGCGTCCTAAAAGTGAATTTGTTGGTACACCTGGCGAGCGTTTGCGTTTTGAAGTTCTTGTCAAAGACGTAAAGTTTATTGCTAAGTATGGAATACATTTGGTAACTTGTGTTAACAACGATGAGAACATTGTTAAGTTCTTCTTTAGCAAAGAGCCTGACATTGCAGGATTGCTAGAAGGACGCCGTGTTATTATTACTGGTAAAGTAAAGCAACATGACGTGAGCAAGTTCAGTGATTGTAAAGAAACTGTAATTAATTACGTAAAAGTAGAAGAAAAAGGTTGACAGTAGATATATAGATGTTATTATCAACTTATAGACAGAAACAGTTTAATGGAGTGAGAGACCATGCAACAACAAGTTTTAATTCGTAACGGAAGCTACCGTAACATGCCAGTAACCGACACAGTGTTTACACTTGTTAAAGAATACACAGAAGGTGCCAAAAGCAACTACATTACAGTAGACGGCACAGAACATGCAGGCATGCCAGATGGTAATATTCGTGTTACAGTAAAAAGTCCGGATTACTTTGAATTGGTCAAAGACGGCGAAGTAGTCGAGTCTGCTACTTCTACAAAAGAAACAGACGAACAAGTTATCGAACGCTTGCGTGAGCGTTTTCAAATTTTGGAAGATATGACATACGCAAGTTGTGACGGTGTAGTACGTGGAATGGTTGTTACTGGACCTCCAGGTGTAGGCAAGTCCTACGGAGTTGAGAAAGTAATACGTGAAGCGGAACTAATGAATAAGATGGGTGGAGGCTCAGGCAACACTGGTCGTAAATATGGTATGGAAAAAGGCGCTGCTTCGCCAATTGGTTTGTTTAAACTATTGTACGAGTATGCAGAAGCAGGTTCGGTACTAGTACTAGACGACTGTGATAGTGTGCTGTATGATGAGACTTCACTCAACTTGCTAAAGGCTGCACTAGACAGTAGCCCAAAGCGTTTCCTAAGTTGGCGTTCGGAAAGCCGTGCACTAGTCAACGAAGGTATCCCAGATCGGTTTGAGTTTAAAGGTTCTATTATCTTTATCACAAACCTCAAGTTTGACAAAACACGTGGTAAAATGAAGGATCACTTGGATGCTATTATGTCACGTTGTCACTACTTGGATCTGACACTAGACACGATGCGAGACAAGTTCTTGCGCTGTAAACAAATCGTTAAAGATGGCATGTTGCAAGAATATAACTTCTCGCAAGATGAACAAGATAAATTACTTGATTACATCTTTAGCAACCGTGACAAGATTCGTGAAATGAGTCTACGCATGGTATTAAAAATCGCCGACCTTAAACGGATGAACGGTGATAAATGGCAACGTTATGTAGAAATGACCTGCATGAAACGTGCTTAAAAAATAAAACCCGGTAGTGGACTCCTCTGTCTGCGTCACTCTCACTCTCACACACCGGGTTTAACTGGGGGCTAGTAAGGTAAGACATCTTGCTAGCCCTTCTTTTATATAAGTATTTATGTACTTCTTGACAAAAAAACAATCTTAGGTTATAGTAAACTTATGAAGTGTAAAATTATCCTCAAAGACGAAGTTAATTGTAAAGTCGAAGGTCTCGATTTACAAACTCGTCGTAAGTGTGAACAAAAACTAAAGTTCTTTTTGCCTTATGCAAGACATGTACCAGCGTATAAACTAGGACGTTGGGATGGCTGTGTAGGGTTCTTTACTATGGGCGGCAATACTTTTGTTAATGCACTTAGTCATATTATTCCTATATTACAGGAAAACAAATATGAATTTGAAGTAGAGGATAATCGCAATACTTGGAACTTTGATTTTCAACAAATTACAGAAGATCATTTTAGTGATAGAACATGGCCTGATAAACATCCTGCTGCTGGTGAGCCTGTTGTGTTACGTGACTATCAAGTAAGTATTATTAATAAGTTTTTAGAAAATAATCAAAGTATACAAGAGATTGCAACAGGTGCAGGTAAAACATTGATGACTGCAGCACTTAGTAACTTAATAGAACCTTATGGACGTAGTATTGTTATTGTGCCAAACAAAGACTTGGTTACACAAACAGAAGCAGACTACATTAATTTAGGACTTGATGTTGGTGTGTACTTTGGTGACCGTAAAGAGTTTGGTAAAACACATACCATCTGTACTTGGCAAAGTTTAAACATTATTGAAAAACGTTTTCGTGATGGTGAAAGTGAAATGAGTTTAGACGAGTTTGCCGAAGATGTAGTATGCATTATGGTAGACGAAGTACACCAAGCAAAAGCAGATGTGCTTAAAAAACTACTCACTGGAAGTTTCCGTAACGTTCCTATTCGTTGGGGACTAACGGGCACAATACCTAAAGCAGATCACGAACGGCTAAGTTTAGAAGTAGGTTTGGGAGAAGTTGTACATCAGCTAGCAGCAAGCGAACTGCAAGAGCAAGGTGTACTAGCACAATGTGATGTTAACATATTACAGTTACAAGACACAGTTAGTTATGGCAACTATCAAAGCGAGTTGACTTACTTGACAACAGACAGAAATCGTTTAGACTATGTAAGTGAGCTGATTAGTCGTATGGCAGAGTCAGGTAATACACTTGTACTAGTTGACCGTATTAAAGCAGGCGAAGGATTAGTTGAACGCCTTGGTGAGGACACAGTTTTTATTAGCGGTGCAATGAAAACAACAGATAGAAAAGATGAATACGATGAGGTTAGTGGGTCTGATAACAAAATTATTATTGCAACTTATGGCGTTGCGGCAGTTGGAATTAATATTCCTCGTATTTTTAATCTCGTTCTTATTGAGCCTGGTAAGTCTTTTGTAAGAGTTATTCAATCAATAGGTAGGGGAATACGTAAAGCAAAAGACA